GTCCACCACGTAGACCAGCTTCTCGCGCGGGATGGGAATGTCCCTGCTGGTCTGCGGGCTGCGCTGCACCACGCCCTCCACAGTGCCGTCGGCCGCCAGCGCCCACCGCTCGATCGTCACCTGCGGGACGCCCCGGATCGTGCGCTCGACGACGAAGTACGGGGTGTCGAACGCCCCCTCCCGGATCACGGAGACCTGCTTGACCTTGGTATCGGCGCCGCCGAGCTGGTGGCGTGTCCAGCCCCAGACCTCGTGCTCCTCGAGATAGGTCATCGACATCAGCGTGCCGTCGGCGAAGGTCACCCACAGCACGCTGTCGGGCGACTGGGCGTAGTCCATCGAGGTAACGGTCTGGCCCCGGAAGAGATGCCGGGCGAGGACGGTCAGGTCCGCGCTCGGGAAGTCGCGGCTCTCTCGCAGGGAGAACTCGCGCAGCGTGTTGCCATCCCGGGCGACGTGGATCAGGGTCTCGCCGATCACGACCGGCCGGATGCTGGTCGAGCCCCGGTAGCTGCGGGGGCGGAGGGCGAAGTTGGCCGGCTGGATGGGGGCCTCCTCCTGCGTGAGCATGACCCACTCGGCCCCGGCTGTCAGGATCACCGGGACCTCGAGCGGCACGATATGCTCGATCCGGTTCAGCTTCTGGGCGCGCATGCGGAACGTCACCGCGTCGCTGGCCCCGGGCGTGATCGACCGGTTGAAGTTGAACGGGTTGATGCTGGTCGACATCTCGACGACCTGCGGGTCAGCCAGCGGGCCGGCCAGCGTCAGCCGGTTCTCGACGAAGGTCGCGACCCTTGGCTGACGATCCTCGCCGTCGAACGGGTCTCGGGCCGTCGGCGGGTTGTCCGCCGTGTCCGGGGTGATGTTATCGTCGTCGAAGGACAGCGCCGTCGTGACCCCGATGAAACCGTATATCCCGTTGAAATTCTTGTAGACGTTGTAGAACTCGGCGCCGTCGACCTCGTCCCACGAGATGCGGTTCACGTGGTCGGCGATGGACAGGTCGTTCTCCAGCGACACGATAGACGACCGCAGGCTCTCTTCGCCGCCCACCACGGTGGTCACGACGTACTGCTCCGGGAACAGCGAGCTGTCAGGCGCGCGCACGTCAGCGGCGATCTTGAAGTCCGAGCGGGTCTGCGCCGCGGTGGTCCCCGGGTCGACCGTGCTGGCGGCGTCGGGTGTCACCGTGCCGTCATCGGTGTACGATGTGCGGTTTCCGACCACATCGGACAGCTCCTCGAAGTTGCCGCCGCCGCTCTTGCGGTAGACCGTGTACCGGTCGACGGGCGTCAGCAGGAGCGCGCTGTAGGGGAGCAGCGGCCACGTGATGTTGACCTCGCTGCCCGTCAGGCCGAAGTCCGCCGGCACCGTGACCTTGTCGGTGATAAACTGCTCGTCGTATGACCCGCCCCCGATGAAGTTGCGGGCGACGACGATGTAGGTGTATTCGGTCGAGGTCGATGCTGCCGCGTTGATCGCGTCGCCGGCCGGGTTGTCAGGCGGGAGCACGGTGGGCGTGAAATCGAGCTCTTCGATGGTCCACACGTCGTCGGCGTCGCCACGCTGAAGCACCTGTGTCTCGTAGCCCTCGTGGGCCAGTATCAGCGTGTCGACGTCCTGCGCCGGGTACAGGGCGGGCAGGTCCTCGATCGCATACGGCGTGGTCAGCTCGAAGACAGGCTGAGCGGTGGCCCCCGTGCCGAACTCACCCCAGCCCGGGTTGTTGCCGTCGATGGTCTCGCCGGAGACGATCTCGAAGGTCACGTCGGCGCTGGAGATGGCCGTGGACTTGAGCACCGCCGTGTGCAGCTTGCTGGTGCCGTTCGGGTCACTCACGTAGAACAGCGTGCCCACGGCAAACTCGGCCGCGTGTGCCGGGCTGGAGAAGCGCAGCGTTCCGGGGTCGACCGGGCGGAGCTCGGTGATCTCCCGGGCGTCGCCTGTCAGCACGTACTCGCCCTGCTTGATCACGCGCATCACTTGATCCGCGAACTCCAGCTGGTAGCTGTCATCGGCCGAGAACTCGAACGGGATGAGCCACGGGTACGCGACCACGTCGTCGCCGCTCCGCTTGGCGTTGTCGTAGCCGCCGGAGAGCAGCGTGCCGGAGCGGCTCGCGGCGCCGCCCTGCGCCCGCAGGACCACGTTGACCGCGTCCTTCAGGCCGGTCTGGAACTTGGGGACGTCGACGCGGGAGTACATCCCCGGGGAGAGGATGCCACCAGAGAACGAGCGTTGCGCGGTGGCGGTCACGGTTACCTCCAGTAGCTGGAGCCGTCGGCCCCGTTATAGTCGTCCCACGGGTCGGCGGCGCCGGCACCCCGGGCCTGCAGGTAGTCATTCCCTCGGATGTAGGTGTGGGGCTCCTGAGAGGCGTCGATCTCGACGGCCTTGGCCCACTCGCGATCGTACTCCTTCTGCATCATCTCGCGGAAGCTCATCTTCCGGGTGAGGGGCATGGCGAGATCGCGGGCCAGCAGCCACGCTGCAGCCTCGAGGAAATACGCCGGCATGTCCTCCGTCGTGGTCATGGGCTTGACGTACTCCGCCACCGCGTTCTCGGCGTTGGTGTAGATCGCCCCGCCGCGAAGCGCGACGGGTATGGGGTCGCTGGTCGGGGTGTCGATGTCTTCAGGGCGGATGCGGATGAACCGCAGCATGTTGTTCGGCTTGTCGTACTTGTACTCCCACCGCTCGGCCCAGTCGTTCGTGACGCTGGCCAGCGCCTGAGAGGTACGGGCGAAGGTCCACGGGCTGCTCTCGAGAGCGTGCTCGAGGACGTTGTCGAGGATAGCGTTCACCTTGCGAGCAGCCGTGCCCGCCTCGGTCAGGGACGCGATGCTGTCCTTCCCCAGATGATCCAGCGCCTTATTGGCGAAGGCTACCCTCGACATACCCATCTATCAGCTCCGCGACCGGCGCGTGCGCTGACGCGGGGGTCCGTCTCCCCCGGCCGGCGCCGAGACCTCGGCATCGGGCACGTCAGGCGTATTGTCCACCGGCACGGCCTTGACCGGGTCGGTGTTCACCTGAGCCTCCAGCTCGGCGATACGCTGCTTGAGCACGCGGTTCTCCTCGAGTGCGACGGAGAGCTGCTCGGCAAGCCCGCCGGCTGCGACCCGCTCGCCCGTGATCTGGTCACGGTCGATCGTCTTGTCGCCCATCCCCTGCGGGAACTGCTCCGCCTTCGGGTCGTCCGCCGAGATCATCCACCGCTTGGACATCTTGCCCTCGGGCACGACGAACCGGTCTCCGGGGCGGCGATACTGGCCGCCAAAATGGCCGTCGCGCAGCGCGACGACCTCGATCATCTTCTCTTTCTGGGTCTTAGCCATGAGGCCCTCCGGTATATCTGTTGCAGGTCAGGCGGCCCCGGGCGGGGCCGCCTGTCGAGATCGCCTTACAGGACGGTCTCTTCGTTGTCGAACACCAGCCCGGCGGTGATCTTGCCGGCAGTGCCGGCGGAGCCGGCCGTGGTGTAGACGAGGCGCATGTAACGCTTGGCAGCGCCACGCGGGATTTGCTCCAGACGGAACACGTAGCCCGCGACGAGGGACGCCACCGGAACCGCCTCGGTCTCGAGCAGGGTCACGTTGCCGGAGCTGAAAGCCTCGTCATCGGATACCTGCACGGCGACCTTCAGACTGGTCAGCGTGGCGAAGTCCTCGACCACCTGCACCCGCATCTTGGCCTTGGTCCCCTTGCCCACGTCGCGGGTGAGGGCGTTGGCCGCGTGCTGCGGAGTGTCAACTGCGCCGAAGTCGATCACGTTATCGGACACACTGTCGGCAGTAACCGCCTGCGCGTCCGAGAACAGGTTTGTGCTATCGAAGATCATGTCATTCTCCTGTGTCTTCGGTTGGCATCAGCGGGGCGCCTCATTGCGCCCCGCCGTTAGGCGGTCAGGTGACCTGCGCCTCAGTTTCGAGGATCGCGTCCATCCGACGGATGGGCGCGCCGAGGAACATCGGCACCTTGCGACCGGCGAACTCCTCCAGCGTCAGCTCGACGTTGGTCTTGTTCATGGCCTGCTTGTGCAGGAACTTGGCGATGGTACGCGAGCAGTAGATGGTCACGTTCCGGTTCGCCAGACCCGGGTTGTCGAGCGCGTAGTAGGCGTCGATCATCAGGTCGATCAGGTCCGCACCAGAGCCCGCATCGGCCGTCAGGTCGCTGACGTCGATGTTGGCGAGACGCGCGATGGCGCGCCAGTCACGGACCGAGAGGCCCACGTCCTGCGTGAACTTCTCGCGGTACACCTCGTAGAGCGAGCCGTCAGACAGCTCCTTGGTGTCGAGGCCGAGATCGCGGCGAGACAGCCCCAGCGGCGACCCTTCCGGGTACAGCATGTGGCAGGTGTCCTCACCCCAAGTCACGAACCACACCGAGGTGTTGTCCGAGCCGGTGCCGCCGCCGTCGATGATCTGGTTGCCGTTATCCGCCGACATGTCGTCGAAGCGCGGCGCGAGGCCGGTGAACTTCTCCGGGTCGGTGGCGGTGTCGCCATAGATCAGCGTCGAGGCGAGCTCGTGGGCGATCCCCATGATGTGGCTCCGCGCTTCGTTCATGCGGAACTTCTGGGGGTTCTTCGCCTTCTCCACCAGCTTGGCGTCGACCTCGGACCAGTCCTCCATGAAGCCCGTGGTGTCACGGACCTGCGTGGTGGTGCCTTTGGTCGGTTGCACGCCCTGATAGAGCTTGCGCCACGTCGGGCTCGGCAGGCCGGCCCGAATGGTGGTGAGGTGCGAATTGCCCTCGTTACACTCGAACGTCGGAGCATCGGCGATCATCTCATTCTGCTGAGCCATGATCTCGATGATGTCCGCGATCTCGTCGTTCTTGTTCTGCTGCCGGCGGAGGTCCGCGAGCGACAGATAGCTGTTACCTACAGTGGCCATGTTTTATCCCTTCTTGGCACTGGGCGTCGTGTCACCGTACCATGCGCTCTCCAGCGCAACCGGCCCCGACGCGTCGGTTTGCTTTCCGGTGGGAGCCTCATCCGACAGCAGCTCATCGGCCGCGCGGTTCAGGAGGCGGATGACCTCGGGGTGGTTGCCCATCCCGTTGCCCACGATGACGTCGTCGATCAGCTCCTTGGTTCCGAGCTTGCGGAGCACCGCGTTGGCGCGTTCCACAGTCTGGTCCCACTTGTCGCCCCCGATCTCGGGGTCCTTCTTGGCTGTCTCGACCCATCCCTCGAAGGTCTCCTTGATGGCCGCCGCCTGAGCTTCCGCCTGCTGCTGGACCACGTCCGCGTATGCGGACACCAGCTTCTGCGCTTGCTCCTGCCCGAGCCCCAGCTCCCGCATGATCGGTGTCACGCTGTCGAGCATGGTCTCGTCGACCTCAAGGCCCTCGGGGATGTCGAACGGCTCGTACGACGTCTCGTCGCCCTCGCCGTCCTTGTCACCCTTGTCGCCTTCTTCTCCGTCGCCATCTTTGGCGCCGTCAGCGGTGTCCCCACCACTCTGTTCGCTGGTCCCATCCCCGTCGGTGTTGTCCTCGCCTTCTGCGGTCCCACCGTCGACTGCGACGCTCGGGGCGCCGTCCTTGGTTCCAGTCTCTTCGGCGGCACCATCGCCGCCTGCCCCGGCGTCGCCGCCGGTATTCTCTCCTCCTTCAGCGCCGCCGCCATCCACGGCCGCGGAGCCTCCCTCCTGCTCGCCCTCGTAGAGCGGGCGGGTGTAGCGTGCAATCAGGTCTTCAATCAGCATCGGTCTGCTTCCTTTTATCTGCGACACGGAGCTCCATCAGCTCCCTTGCCCCCTCCTGCATGAGACGAACGAACGCGTAGGGGTCGCTCGCGTCCATCGCACGAATAAGCTCGAGCCCCAGCTCCCGGCGACCGGCGTCAAACTCGGCCGACTGGCTGGAGAGAAACACCCCGGACCGGTCGATCAGCCAGCGCATGATGCGCTGCCCTTCCCCGGTCCGCAGTACCTGCTCCATGTCGGCAGCGATCTGGTTGTACTGCTGCCGCTGGCGGCGTGAGAGATCGTTCTTATCCGTCATCTTGGTTCCATACTACGCATCGGTGGACTTGCCCCCAACCCCCTACGCGAGGCCGGCCCGAGCGAGGATGTCGTTCGGTACCGCCCCACGCGGGCTGTCAGCCTCGGAGAGAACCTTGGCGGCCTTAGCCCCTTGGCTCGCGGCGCCGGCCACCTGCTCGGCCATCTCGGCCTGCTGCATCCGCGCCTCCTGCTCTTGGCGGCGACGACGCAGCGCCTCGACGTCATCCTCGGGCCGGATGACCCGGACCGGGGTGCCGATGCTGTCGGCGTACTCGTCGATCAGCGCGTCGCTGTCGAGCTTGTCGAGCGCATCCGGCTTGGACGCGGAGATGTTGCCGACGAAGGCGGCGAGACGTTCCATGCCGCCCGTGGCCACGGCCTTCTGAGCCTGAGCCAGCATCGAGATGAAGTCGACCTCGATGTCCTCACCCTCCAGCTCCTCGGGCACCGGACCCAGCACGCCGCTCTCCACGACCTTGAGGAACAGGCGCTCGACCAGCGGCTTGAGCTTCTCGAAGTGCATGCGCTCGAGCACCGGACCCAGCGCGATCAGCTTCTCCTCGCGGCGCTCGTCGATCTCCGTGGCGGTGATCTGGCGGCGATCGAGCTGCGAGATCATCATGAACAGGTCGGCGTACATGGTGGACCACACGCTGTCCTTGGTGCCCTCGATGTCCTCGCGCAGGGCGGAGAACTGCGGGTCGACCTCGTACGCAGGGCGGAGCGCCTTGTCGGGCTCGGCCATGAAGTTGATGGCCCCGGGCAGCAGGCTGAACGCGCTGTTACGCAGGTCGCTGTGGGCGTTCATCGGCGGCCGGTTCACGCGGCGCAGCATCTCGTTGTAGTCGCGGCGCTTGAACATCAGCTCCTTGACGTCGGGCAGCGCCTCCATCGCCGGGCTGATGCCCCAGACATCGGTGCCGTCGACCTCCCAGCGGCTGGCCGAGATCGGGTTGGTCTCGTAGCCGAAGTTGCCCGCCAGCGGGCGGGTCGCCTCGTCGCGCTCGTCGTTCTTGATCCAGTACTGCGAGGCGATGGGCATGTTCTGCCGGTTGATCTTCAGCCGGTCGCGGTTCTTGCGCGGCATGATGAGCTGGCACAGGTCGACGTTCTCGGCGACGTCGCCCTTCTCGTACATCCGCTTGACGTGGTCGGTCACGCGGTCCCAGTTGGGTGTGGCGTTGGGGTTGCCGCCGTAGACGAACTTGCCGACGGTCTGGTTCACGGTGAGCGTAAACTCGCGGTAGCAGGTGTCGATCCGCTGCTCCTCGCTGGAGCCCAGCCAGAAGGAGCCCGGGCGCAGCTGCTGTCCGCGAAGGTCGAAGTCGTTGACGGGGTTGTCCTCGATCAGCGCACACTCGGTGCCGTAGACGCTGACATGGCCGTATCCGCTGTGCAGCACGTTGTAGAGGCCGGACCGCTCCGTCATCCGGCGCATCTCGGCCTCGGCGCGCCAGAAGAAGTCCTTGACCTTGGGGCGCTCTGCGAGGGCCGGATCGAGCGGCTTGAGCCGGAACCAAGGCCGGGACGGCGAGGTGATCCCCGCTTGCATGCCTGACTTCAGCACGCGGAGCGCACGCATCGGCGTGCTGTCCAGCATGTGTCGGTTGATGAGGCCGCCGCGGTTGCTCTTCTGCTCGCTGGTCGGGTCCGAGCTGAACCCGCCATTACGCGGCAGGAAGTTGCGCTCGAGCTGCTGGAAGTGCGGCTCGAAATCCTCGCGCGACTTCTTCAGGCTCTTCGCTGTGCGCAGGGCCAGCTTGGTGGGGTTGTCTGAGCTCATTGTGCTCCGCTGCCTCCTAGGACTACCGACGGCCCGCCCAGCGTGGCGGTAGGCGCACGGCGTACGACGCCGTCGATGTTGGTGAGCGTCTGACGGCCGGAGCCGCCAGCGGTGGCGCGCTGCCGGGTGCGTGCTTGGATACCCGCACGGTTCGGCGCCTTGGCCAGCTGTCGGGGTGGCGGAAGCTGGGCCGGGGGTGCGGGATCAGGCGAACTGCACATGGTGGTCCTCTCTCATAGACGTGTTCCCGGCGACTGTACCACGGACCGGGACCTGTGCCGAACCCTCAGTCGTCATAGGGGTTGAACTCCTCGTTGACGACGGTGTGGCCTCGCGTCGGGCCGGTGCCCTTGCGGAGCGCGGCGCCCTTCATGACAGGGTGCGCGAACGTCAGCGCCAGCGCGTCGCCACGGTCGGGGCTGGGCAGGCCTTCCTTCTTCATCAGCTTCTTGCTCTGGAGCTGCACGATGCCGTCGGTGTGCGGCACGGTCTCGACCTGCACCAGATCGTCGTAGAGCCGCTGGTCGGGCGGGATCGAACCGCCGTCAGCCAGCCACTGGCGCGTGCCAGCCCACATCTCGGCGCGCTTGTTGAAGAAGCCCGGGGTCGTCGCCTTCTCGCCGAACCACACCAGACGCCAGTCGCGGCCCATCGTCAGCCCCGCGCTGTAGATGCCCGTGCCATAGCCGCCGTCGATGAAGACCGCATCGGCGTTGTGGTAGTCCTCGTAGTAGGCGACCTTGGCGGCCACGTGGACGTCGTTGAAGTTTTTCTCGAAGACGTCGAGCACCTCGCAGTAGAGGCCCTGCCGCTTGATGATGACGGTCTCGTCGTCGCCCTGCCACGCCGGGTCCACCGCGATGATGACGGGCGCGAAGTCGTACTGCTCGGCACGCAGGTGGCGGCCGAACGCGTGGTCGACGTACGAGGTCGGGATGAACTGGTCGATCGAGGCGTTGGGGAACTGGCCCTTCACCCGGACCTTGGCCGTGTCGCTGTGCTCGCCATGCGTGTCGATGATCTCCTGCAGCGCCTGCGTGTTCGTGCCCTCGACCGTGCGGCTGTCGATCTGCCATGTCTGCCACAGCTTCCTGAACTTGCGGAAACACTCGCGGAAGCGGCCACGGTTCCGGGTGGGGTTGCCCAGCACGATCCAGAGCATCACGGTGTTCTCGTCCGTCATGGCGCCCTCGATGGTCTCCCAGATGATGTCGGGCACGGCCGAGCCCTCGTCCACGATGACCATCACGAGGCGGCCCTCGGCGTGCAGGCCGGCGAAGGCCTCGGGGTTGTGCTCGCTGTTCGTGATCAGGTCGGCCCGGTGCTGGTCTGGCGCTTGGTGTAGCCGGATGCTCAGCGTGTCCACGTCGAAGAGATCGCCGTGCGTGCTGGTCTTCACCCACTGCCCGATCTCGGGCGACGTCTTGGTGCGCAGCTGGCCCTCGCTGTTGGCGGTGATGACGATACGCGGGTTGATGAAACACGACAGCGCCCACGTGGTCAGGATGCCGGTGAGCGCCGACTTGCCGATGCCGTGGCCAGAGGCGACAGCGAAGCGGTTCACCTGAAAGCGGGTCTCGGGGTCCTTGAGCCTGATCGCGATCTCGTCCAGCACCTCGGACTGCCAGATGCGGATGTCCTTGTTCTCGAGCGTGGTGCCCTCCTGCCCCCACGGCCACGCCTCCTCGGCGAACAGCAGCGGGTCATAGCGGCAGCGCGCGGCCATCTTGGCCTGCGCCTTGAGCTTCGCCTCGGGGGTCAGCTCCGTCTCAGCCTTCGGTGACATCCTCGGCCTCCCCCTCGATGTAGTGCAGCAAATTCTGGTGGTAGTCCGTCGAGACCTCCACCTTTTTGGCGACGTTCCACTCGGGGCGGCGCACAGCCAGCCAGTGCTTCTGCGCGCCGACGTCGCCCGGGACGTACACCTCGCGCTCCTCGTACATCTCCGAGACGCCGTCATCGCCCCCGTCGTCGGTCGTGCGTTTGCGTGTCTCGGTGTAGCCGAAACCTCGTGCTCGCTGGAGCAGGGCGTTCTCGACCTCGTCGTCCACACGGTCGCGCACGCGCTTGATAGTACCTCTAAACTCCTCGCTCTCGTTCATCCATTTGTAGAACACGACGTTCGAGATGTTGAGTTCCCTGCACAGGTCCGACACGGTGCCCGGCCCGTTGTACTCCTCGAGGATGTCGAAGACAGCCGGCGTGAGCTCCATACGTGGCCGGCCCACCGGCTTGGTGACCGGGGGCTTGTAGCCTGCGCGTGTCTTCTTGGGGTCTTTCTTCTTGGCCATGCCCACAGAGTACCGCAGGCATGGCCTCACATCAAGCAGATCAGTCCTCGAGCAGGGAGGTCAGGCGGAAGTCGGGGTGAGCCCAGAGCTCCTCCTCCGGGCCGGACCCTGCCTCGGGGATGCGCACGATGCGCTGGATGTACCCCTCTCGCCACAGCCCGCGAGCTGAGACGCGGACCTTGTCGGCGTCGAGGCGCGGCAGTGTGGCTTGCAGCTCCTGCAGCGAGGCGACGCCTAGGTGCCCCAGCTTGCGCATGATCGCCTCTCGCTCTGCCGGCGTGAGCACAGGCGCCCACAGCCCGTGGCACCGGACCACGAAGAGTGGCGTGTTCCTGCGCTCGGGGCGGTAATTCTCGGCGACGATCACGTGGTAGCTGCCGCCCACCACCATGCCGGTCTTCTCGACGGCCTTGGTCGGCACGTACGCCCGGACGCCATCCTCCGGCAGGTTCTCTCCGAAGCAGCGGCCGAAGGCGAAATTCTGGCCCTCCTTGCCGGCCACGTTCTCGACGTCCAGTCTACACTCAAATGGTTTGATAGCCATCTCGTTCTCTCCTCTCAAAAGTGTGGGTTGCGCTTGTTGATGTGTCCGCGGACCAGAGCGAAAGCGCCGCTGTTGGCGACCTTCCACACCGAGCTGTGCTTCACCGAGGCGCCCGCCATCTTGCGGCGGGTAAACACCGTGCCGTCGCTCGTCTCGATGCGGGCCATCGACGGCGAGATGCGGACGATCTCACCGCACGGGTAGTAGTCGCCGTTGAAGCCCTTCGACACCTCGTGGCCGACCTTCGGCGCTTCCATGATGTCGAAGCGCGGGCGGATATAGTCGCCGCGGTCAATCGGGATGTACTTGTCGCCGGTGTACTCGGTCATACGCTCCGCGAGGTGCTTGGCAGCGTAGATGTTCTGGCAGTCGCGGCCACAGGTCACGAAACCGTGTGCCCCCGCCATCCGATAGACGTCGGTGTAGGTGCGGCTGCCGGCAGTGTGCGCGACGAGCTCTCCCTCGTGGTCAAATGCTACGTAGATCATGGTGTCCTCCCGGTATAAAGTTGAATGGTGGCGGGGCCGTCTGGCCCCGCCGGTATGCTCAGTCCCGTACATCGCCCGTGACGACCGAGGAGCCCCCGGCGTGTTGGATCGCCGCCTGCATGGCGAACGCGTAATTCCGCAGCTCGTGCAGCGCATAATTCCTCGAGACGGTGCAGTAGCCGAAGTGCTGCGCGTAGGGTGCCGTGGTCCCGCCGCTGACGTGGACCCAGAGGGACCACATGCGCTCGGGGCCGGGCACGTACTCGACCGCGCACTTGAGCTCGACGGTCGGTGCCGGCTCTGGCTCCTCGACCTTGCGGCTCTCCGAGATCGTGGCGAGCTCCCGGCCCGACGGCATGGCCGCGTTGCGGCGTGCCGCGTCGATGGCGACCCTTTGGAAACCGTTGCGGGTCATCACGCCGGCGGCGGAGCGGGCCTTGTACTCGTAGCCCTCCCGGAAGAAACGCTGGCCTTCCTGCACCTCGCAGAGCTGGGAGAACGTGAGGTCCGCCACCGGCTCCGGCAGGACGTCCAGCGAGGTCCGCACGCGGAACGAGATCGCCGCCGTCGACGGGCTGAGACAGACGGCTTCAGGGGTCCCCGCGTTGTCGGCGTCGAAATGGAAGGACGAGCTGTCGAAGTGCGAGAACATGAAGATGGGGGAAGCCTCGAAGGACACCTCTTCACCGTCGATGAGGAACTCGACCAGCGCGACGCGGCCGGTGTAGCGGCCATAGAGTTTGTCGAGCGACGCGGCCATCAGGCTCTCAAGAGCGGCGAGGGGCTCGACGTCAGTCGTCATCGCGCGGGTGATGTGGGTGTGGTTGAGTTGGAGGGTGATGCTGTAGGCTACGGTAGACAAGGTGGTCTCTCCTCATAAGGTTTCGGTTGTGGGTCGGGGTACCAAGATAGGGATGGATGGCGAGGCGGTCAAGGTACCATGAAAGATTTTTTTTCGTCTTATTCCCTCTGTACAAAAACTCTCCCCCTTATACCCCTCTCTCTTCTCTCTCTTTTTTTTCCCCATACGAATTTATAATAAAAATTCTTTCATAAGAGGGGGTAGGGTACCGTAGCCTTTTCAATGACTTAGCACCCCTAGAGGAAAGATATTTATGAGCCGTCAGACCCGCCTCGAGAGACCGCATCCCATCTTTCTAGCTGACTTAGCCCTAGGTACCAGTCGAGATCAGTCGTGAAAACGGTGAAGTTTGCCAAGGTACCGTCCGGCCGCCTCACGTTTTGCTTTCCTCCCGAGG